TCAAAATTCACTGACAAGCCATTCGTCTGCTTCATCAAACATTTCTTCAACCAAACGATTGAGCACTGATTTTTCTTGTTTGTTCGCATCAGTATTGATGCCGTTCGCTTGCATCGCTTTGACTTTGACGTCGGCATCTGGAAAGACACGATGCACACGTTTAGTGAGTTCCGCCTTAATCATTTCACCGGCATTAGCCAAACCCGCGACATTCCGTTTGTCATAAATCAATTCAACTCGCATGTTTTTTTCCAAAAGAGATAATATACTGTGTTAATGTACAGTTGTTTGGGGCGTAAAACAACATGATTTAGCGAGTTATGGGCAAATAAATCAGTTAATCAGATAATTTATTGAATAAAAATAACCGCAAGTGATTATTTGAATTCATAACTTGCGGTTATTTTTATGTCAAACGTTATCTTACTGTTTAGTCAGGGGATTTAGTTTTTTATAGCGCGTAGTTATCTCAAGACTACAGATGTACGGGACTAATCTATTGCTAACCAGCGGGCATCCACAACGACGCCTAGGATTTTACAGTTACCTGTTAGCTCGATCAGTCGATAGGCTGGGTTCAATGGTTTCAGATACTTAACGCCAGCATCAACAATTAACTTCTTAAACGTTGCTTCGTTATCATCCGTCAGTTTGGCAATAACAAAATTCCCAGGCATAGGTTCTTTTTCGGGGTCAACCAGAATAATCATGCCTTCCGGAAAGCTGATACCCGAAGGGGAAGTCATCGAATCGCCTTTGACACTGAGCCAAAACGCATCATCATGCGCATTCTTGGTCGACTCTGGCCAGATCTCAATATCACGCAAGCTATAAGGTTCTATGGCCTCATACCAATTGCCCGCACTTATCCAACTGATCAAGGGATAACTGTTGGCGACGGACCCTGCGGGTTTATCGCTTAGCCCTGAACGGGTCGATATGGATAAACTTTCAGCCATTTTCGCCAACTCTTTGGCGAGTGAAGGGCTAAAACTACTGATCGGTTCATTGAGCACTTTGGCAAAAGCGGCCGCATTTGTCACATTGAGCGGATTAATGCCGTTAAGGAATTGGTTGACGGCACTTTGGCCCACCCCCAATTCGTGCGCAACAGACTCTTGGGATATACCCAGTGCCTTTTTCTTGGCATTAAACAGCGTTTTCAGCCGTCTAGCGTCGTCTAACTGTTCTGGCGTCAATGGCTTCTTTTTCATGGCTCAATTTTATTACCGTTAGCAATAATATCCAATCACCTGCGGTATTGACTATAAAATCACTTGCGGTAATAATCAATCAAAACATATAAGGGAAACGCATGGAATCGCACCTGCAACAGGCGCAACTTGCACTGTTAGTGGCATTCGCGTCCTGAGTTGCTCTGATATCACAAGAAGACGGCGGCCTGACTTATCGGTGGTTTCCGTTATTGAGCAATCGATAGGTTGAGGAGTCATCGCCTGACCCCGCCTTTGTGGAGTAGTTATTTATGAGTTCAATAAACGGTACGCAAACTGGGAACCAAAGCGTGAAGAACCCATGTACGAGAGATATTCAATTAGCGTTGGCGCGTTGGGGGGTTTGGGCAAGGTTTAGCTCAGGATTGGATTATTCTTCTATTGCGGCAGGTTTCAAAGGCTTATTACCTGATACCACTAAAAGTAAGGACTCTTGCTGCGATGATGATGGTTTAGTGGTAGACGGTTGTGTGGCGAGGTTAAAACAGTATCGACCAGATGAATATGAATTAATCATTCGTCATTATGTCTTTAATCAATCTAAGCGGGCTATTGCTCGTCAGCAAAAAAGAGATGAGAAATTAGTTAGAATTAATATTCAAATGGCTGAAGGATTCATTGATGGTTGCTTAGCCATGCTGAATGTGAAATTAGAAATGGACCCATTAATCGAAAACTTACATATTTATGAAGAAAAGTTAACGCGGTCCGCAAAAAGTATATTAGTCTGACATTACTGACTTATTAGTTACGCAAATCCTCATTACTTTAAAACCCGCTCAAGCGGGTTTTTTTATTGTCTTTTTCTTGTTTTTAATATTTTTAAAATAAAGATAAAAAAGACTAACGCGGTCCGCAAAAAGTCGTTTAGTCTGATATTACTGGTTCGTGACATGCTGATTAACCAACAGGGAATCCTCGTATTATCGGGGCTTTCCTGTTTCTGTTGGTGATGCGCGGCAGTGGATTGATAGGGAGACAATAAATGAATGAACAAAGTCAACTGCCATATTGGTGGGCGGGTATGCTTTCCTTATTTTCAGCGCTGAGTCTACAAGATTATATTTTTATTCTTGGAACAATGATTAGTATTATTTTTACGGTCAAAACCTATTACGTCAATGTCCGTGAAAAAAACGCAATCATTATCGAAGAGCAGCGAAGGACGGAGTTATTACGGTGCTTTCTGAGTAATGCGCCAGTGATAGATATTTCAACCGCCATTGCCGTCTGTAATGACGCTTTAGATAAAATGGACCACTAATATGACACCCGCACTCCGTAAAAAAATAGTCGTCGCAGCAACGGGCGGCGCATTAGCTATTGCCGCAGCCCTACTGGGTGGACACGATGGGTTGGAAGGCCGCCAATACCGAGCTTATTACGATGTCGTTGGCGTGCTGACCTTATGTGATGGTCATACCGGTAACGACATCATTGGTGACAAACAGTATAGCGGCCAAGAGTGCGACGACTTGCTACAACGGGATTTACTGCCCGTCAAAACGTGGGTTGATGGTGCAGTCAAAGTGCCATTGGGGGATTACACCCGCGCCGCGCTCTATTCATTCACTTATAACGTAGGTCGCTCAGCGTTTATCAATTCCACTTTATTAAAGAAGCTGAATAGTGGCGATATTGCCGCTGCTTGTGACGAGCTACGGCGTTGGATATTCGCAGGAGGTAAACAGTGGCAGGGCCTAGTGAATCGGCGCGAGGTTGAACGTGAATTGTGCTTAATGCCGCTAATGGTTTTGGAGAAAAAAACGTAATCGTAGTGAGCCATCTTAGTGAGATATCGCCGCTAGGGGATCTTTCCTCTCACGGTAGGGAATCAATTATCTGGAGAATCGACATGATACATATTGGTGCCAGAATACCCATGTTTGAGTGGGTGACAGTATGAATGCAGCGCAGGTTAGGCAACTGGCGGCGGCAGCATTATTGGAAAAAACGGATGCGGAAGATCGTATCTATTCAACTGATACATGGCCAGCAACGACTTATCCGGCCATTTTGTTGCAAACACCGATTGAAGTAAAAGAGTCCATTGGCCGCAATGCTCCACAGTTTAAGACCACCACAACATTGCGTATCAGTGGGCATATTCAAATGAGCGAGTCTGACAATCGGATTACTGAGGCTGCATCGGCACTTGAACGATTGTGTGAGCAAATTCAGCGAGCGGTGATTAACAGCTATGAATTGACTCGACAGATTCAGCAATTCGCCAAAGTGCGTACCACAATGGGGATCGACACTAGCAATGAGTACACTTTTGCAACAGTCAAAATAGAGTTCGACCTTGAGTACTACCAAGGGCCGGAGGATTTCTTCCCGCTGGAAAGTCACCCGTTACAGGGCATGGATGTCACGATTGATATGCCTGACGGCACCACCGACCCACTGATCGCCATTACCTTCCCGGAGTAATTTTATGTTCGTCAAACCTATGGCTGGCCGCGCAGTGCGCGATCCAGTCAAGGGCACCTTTTTGCCTGAATCTGGCGCAGAGGTACCTGATAACGCGTTTTGGCACCGTCGTTTACAAGACGGTGATGTGGTGCAGGCAGTTGAAAAATCAGCGGTGTCTGCATTTGAAATGTTAATAACGGAGAGTAAAAAACTATGACCATTCCTTTCACCAATATTCCAAGCAATTTACGCACACCATTGTTCTTTGCTGAATTTGATAATTCCCAAGCCAATTCAGCGAGTACCACCCAACGGACATTGATTATCGGACAAACATTGCCGGAAAGCGCCTTACTTGCCGATATCCCTGTGCTGGTTTCATCTGTGGCGACTGCGGCAAATTTATCGGGTGCAGGCTCTATGCTGCATGGGCAAATAGCGGCTTATCTGGCGAATGACACGGCGGGTGAAGTTTACCTATTGCCGCTAAGTGAGGCTGATTCGATGGTGGCGGCGACAGGTAAAATCACCGTCAGTACACCGCCATCGGCAACGGGAGTGATTTCACTGTATATCGGGGGTATCCGTGTGCAGACCACTGTCGTGGCAACGGACAGCGCGAACACGGTTGCTGCGGCGTTGGCTGCCGCCATTGAGGCAAAAACGGAATTACCGGTTTCCGTCGTTCATTCCGGTGAAACACCATCTGAAGATGCGGTTGTCGTCTTGATGGCGAAAAACAAAGGTGCACACGGTAATAACATCGATCTGCGGGTGAATTATCTGGGGAGTGCAGGCGGCGAAATCACGCCGGACAGTTTGGTTTTGACTATCGTCCCGATGGCCGGTGGGGCAGGTGCACCCGACTTGGCCGCAGGGTTGGCAAATCTGCAGGATCGTACCTTCGATTTCATCATCAATCCCTACACTGATACGGCCTCGTTGGATGCCCTCAAAGCATTTTTATCGGATAGCACGGGGCGCTGGAGTTATAGCCAGCAGTTGTATGGACACAGTTTTGCTGCTCAATCGGGCACTTATGGTCAACTGACAGCGGCGGGTGAGCTGCGCAACGACCAGCATGCCTCATTGCTGGGCGTCCATCACTCACCCACACCAGCCTATATTTGGTCGGCTGCCTATGTGGGGGCGATTGCACAGAGTTTACGCAATGATCCAGGCCGTCCACTGCAAACACTGGCGATCAGTGGTGTATTGGCTCCTCCACTGTCCAGTCGTTTTACGCTGACTGAACGTAATAATCTGTTACACAGCGGTATTTCTACTGTGACGGTGGCCGATGATGGCACCGTGCAAGTGGAGAACATCATCACGACCTATCAGACCAATAAATACGGTGCTGAAGATGATAGCTATCTGCAAATCGAGACGTTGTTCCTACTGATGTTTGTCACCCGCTACCTGCGTACACAAGTGACTTCCAAATTTGCCCGCATGAAGTTGGCGGCAGATGGGACTCGGTTTGCCCCAGGCTCAGCGATTATTACCCCGAACGTTATCCGCGCTGAGCTGATAGCGCAGTATCAAACGTTGGAATTTAACGGCTACGTTCAGGATGCCAAAGGTTTCGCTCGCGGGTTGATCGTAGAGAAGAGTGCCAGTAATCCGAATCGTGTCGATGTGCTGTGGACCGGTGTGCTGATTAATCAACTGCGCATCTTCGCTGTACTCAATCAATTCCGTCTCCAAGCGGCTGTTTAACGATAGCGGGCATGACCCTCAACTGTTGAGTTGTCGGCTTGCGAACAGCCGACTCTTTTTAAAAATCAAAAAGGAAATAAATGATGAGCGATACTTCAAACCGCCTTGCGGGCACGGCCTATGTCACTGTGGATGGCATCACTATTATGGTGGCCGGGCAGTTTAAATACAGTCCATCCAAGGTAAAACGTGAAACGGTCATGGGCATGGACGGGGTGCATGGTTATAAAGAAACCGTGGTTGCCCCCTCTATTTCTTGCACCATTCGCGACAGCGGAGGGGTCACTATCAGTGACTTTAATGACCAAACTAACGTCAATATCGTTTGTGAATTGGCCAATGGCAAAACCATCATTGGCAGCGGGATGTGGTCGGTCAGTACCTTGGTCGTCGACAGCACTGAAGGTACGGTAGAGGTGAGTTGGGAAGGCGGTTCGGTGACGGAGAATTAAGATGGCTGAATTGGAGCGTAATAAAACCATTTCGCTGATTAAACCCATCATGCATGAGGCCACAAAGACCACCTATGAGGTGGTCGAACTCAGTGAACCGACGCTGTTGCAAGTGCAGCAATTCTACGATGAGCAAACCAAATCGGGTTCGCTCAGCGCTATGGGATTGCTGATTGCATTGGTATCAGGCGTGCCGCGTGAAGCCATTAAAAAAATGGCTTTCACCGACTATAAAGCCTGTGAGGTTTACATGATGGATTTTTTAGCCTACTCCCCAATGGGGGACGATGGGGTGAAATAATCGCTGACGTCACTTACTACTATAGCTGGGGGCCAGGCGATGCCTGGTCCCTGACCTACAGTAAATTAATATGGTGGTGCCAGCAGGCCGAGCGGATTAATAAAATTAAGGCTGGCAAAAATGGCTGATAAATACAATGTTAATGGAATTCCTCCTCAGCGAAGAATAACCCAATCTCTGGACAACATAGCGCTTTGGCAAGGGCGACTCAATATTCCTTATACTATTGCGTCTGAGGCTGCGGGTATTATTATTGAGGATGCACAACACGCCGGTACATTAGAAAATGCAGCTAGAAGTGTCAATGCGCCTGTAGATCAGTTCAGTCAAATTAGTGGCGCTATACGTATTCTCGGTACAGAGAAAATGGCTGCGATAAAATCAACTGAACAACTCTATAGCACGCTCAATAATATGTTGTGGGGACGAGACGATGAGGGAATCACCCAATTACATGATTTTGGCTTAGATATTATCAGGAATGAAAATGGCACAGCGAATGTGCCTGCGACAATGACGAGCATTGCCAGCAACTTTTCGCAAATGGCCCCCAAAAATCAAAGTAAATTGATTGAGGCTCTAGGTGGCGTAGACAATAATGCGATTGAGTTACTGCGAGAGGGGGTCAGGCTAAATGACCTGTTGGCTAAATCAACGCGTTTTGGTTTAACGGTCGATCCTAAAATTAATACACAACTGGCAGAATTAAATCGGCAGTCAAATGAATTAAGCGCAGCTTGGGACGGGCTTCTAGAAAAGGGATCTAAAGTTGGATACCAAATATTGCTATCCGATGGTTCTATCGCTGATGGTATCGGTGGCTTAACTGATTTGCTCACCTATGGTTTGGATGATTTTGCCATTATGCGTAGTTTGGGTGTTATCAGTGGTGCCGATTCGGAAAAAATGCGCTGGGCCTATAATGAACCTGATTTTAATAGGAAACTCAATTGGTATGAACAGTCCATGCTTAAAAGTGGCCTGATGACAGATGGATTCCGTCAGAAATATCAAGATTATATTGAGTCTAAAAAAACAGAGGAAGTTATTTATCGGGACGAAGATGCTAGCGTTATTTCTGGATTTCAATCAGTCAATAAGTCAACCGATCTCCTCGCACCAACGCCTGATTCCCTATGGCCATCCTCAGTGATTTCTCCAGCAGGTGTTGATGCCATGACTAATAGCCCAATCAATGCCTTACCATTGATTACGGAATCAACGGCGGGGCTTAATACTAGTGTGATTACTGATGTGAGTACGACTCATGATATTAGTGCGATTGCTGATGTGATTGCGACTGCGATGCAAAATAACCGAGTACAAATAGAACTAACGCTAATTGATGGCCGGAGTGGCGAAAGTTCGGTTATTCGGGGGCAGGGCGGCGGCAGGATCTCATATGCTATGGATATCCCTCAATAATGCGTCATTAACGGCATCTTATTCATCGCAACCTCAACCCGCTTCGGCGGGTTTTTTACTTTCTAGTTATCGTCAGTATTTGCTTAGGAGAACGAAATGTCACTTATCAGCAATACATTATCAGCGCTATTAGGCGGGGGTAACGATGATTGGCAATGGTCGGAACATTTGCACCAAGCCTCTTTTCGTGGCGTGCCTTTTGTCATCGATAAAAGCAGCAGCAGCTTTGGCCGCCGTCAGGTGGTCCACAGTTACCCCTATCGTGATACCAGCTACATCGAAGATATGGGACGCAGTGCCAGAACCTTGGTGTTGACGGGTTTTTTGATCCAAAACAGCCAGATTTACACCGCTCCAGATGTGATGACTCAGCGCGATTCGCTGGTCGCTGCCTGTGAAATGCTCGGGGCTGGCACCTTGGTTCATCCAACACTCGGTGAAATGACCGTGAGTGTCAGTGATAACGCACTGAAAATCGACGAAAGCACCGCTAATGGCCGAGTTTTTGCCTTCACGTTAACCGTGGTTGAATCTGGCTTGCGCGCTTTTGCTATCACTGGCGCGGCAGAAATGGGGGCATCGATTCAATCCTCTTGGCTGGGATTGAGCGCCAAAGCTGTCGCTGGTTTTATCTCAACAGTAAAAGGTGAGATGCGCTCCGCAACACAAGCGATAAAAACGCTGAAAAACACCGCCGCATTTTGGGGGCGAATGGTGACCAACACCGCCAATGAAGCCAGTAATTTGGGCAATGTGCTGCGCTCAACTTTGGGTCGTAACCGCTATGGTCGATTTAATCAGGGTACTGTTGGCGGCAGCAGCTCAGGTGTCACCGCCGTGGTGAATCAGCAAAGTGATACCGACAATTTGCCGGTACTGATCGCACAGCGGTTAGCGTTAACGGTTGAAGGACAGGCTGCAATGGACACGGCCATCAAGGCACTCCTCAATGCGAACAGCATCGAAAGTCATGCAGATAAAGTGCTGACCCTGATTAATACCTTATTAAACAGTGGGTTTAGCACCTTAGATGTGATCCGCCTAATGGAAAACCTGACGTCACTCCACGACGATAGATTCCTCGTCAATAGCCGTGACACGGCGGTTATCGACGCCAACCAACATTTAATGATGACGCTCTGCACCGGCGGTATGGTCGCTGCCGCTGCACAATATCAGCCCGAAAGTTATGACGATGCTGTGGCGGTGCTCGGGCGGGTTTGCACGGTCATTGATAATACCGCCTTGGCAGCGGCTGATCGTGGCAATGATGAAACCTACCGCGCACTGATTCAGATGCGTGAATCGATAGTGACCTTACTGCAACAGGCTGGTGCGAATTTATCCCGCGTGGGTGAGGTTAATTTTAACCGCCCACTGCCCGCGTTGACGCTTGCCAACCGACTTTATCAGGATGCTTTACGGGGTGATGGATTGGTGAAAATGGCGAATCCGATTCATCCCGCATTTATGCCGACTCGATTTAAGGCGCTGACTCTATGAATGATGAACTGATGAACGGCGAGCTGATTAATGATAAATCGATAAGCCATCCATTGATCAGTGATGACTTAACTTTGGAAGTCGGTGGCAGGGCGATCACCGGTTGGAGCAAAGTTCAGGTTACTCAGAGCATTGAGAAATTACCCAGCAGCTTTGAGTTGTCACTGATGGATCGCTACCCCGCCAGTGACAGTCAACAATGGGTCAATCCCGGTGATGCCTGTGTGGTGAAGCTGGGTAAGGATGCGGTGCTCAATGGTTATATTGATAGCTGGGACAACACCATTACAGCCAATACCCATGAGGTCAGTGCCAAGGGTCGCAGCAAATGCCTGGATTTGGTGGATTGCTCCGCCGAGTGGCCTAACAGTGTCATCAGCCAATCTACGGTATTGCAGATTGCACAGAAATTAGCGGCACCTTATGGCATCAACGTGACCTCTGATATCACTGAAATGACGATTGTGCCGCAATTTACCCTTAATTGGGGGGATACGGCGCAAGCCGTGATTGAGCGTATTACTCGTTGGGCAGCACTACTCTATTACGACCAGCCGGATGGCAACTTATTCTTCACTCGTGTTAGCTCACGCCAAGCAGCCAGCGGTGTGACGCAAGGCGTCAATATACTCAGTGCCAGTTTGCATACTGATATTAATCAGCGCTTTGTTCAATACACCGGCGTGGCGCTTTCCAGCAGTGCGATTGCACGGCAAGGCTCATCCGGTCATTCGTCGGTATTGGTGAGCGCGCAGGATACCCAGTTGGCTGAGCAGTTCCCCGATCGCTATCGCAATAAGGTCATTATTGTCGAAAGCACGATGAACTCGGCTCATTTGGTGAAAGATAGCCTTGATTGGATCATCAATCGCAATCAGGGCCGTTCTAACGTGCTCAAGGTCCAAGTTGATAACTGGCGCGATCGGAATCAACAGCTCTGGCAGGTTAATTCACTGATCCCCATTACTCTTCCCATTTTTGGGTTGAAAGATGAACTGTGGCTGCTCACCGAAGTGATTTATGTCAAAGACGCTAAAGGAACGGTGGCGAACTTGACCTTGATGCCACCCGCGGCCTTTGCCGCTCAACCCAATAAAAGCAAGTGATACGGGGAGCTAACGATGAAGGATATGAGTGGACAAATCTCCATGCTGTATCGGCAGATAAAAATGCTGCTAGGGGTCGGTCGGGTGAGTGCGTCCGATGACAGCGGCGGTGTGCAAACGGTGCAATACCAGACGGCGTTGGAGGTGCATAGCGATACACCGAGGATGGCCGAATTTGGCTTTTCATCCGGTCTACCGACGGGCAGTGATGTGGTGATCGGCTTTCTGGGTGGGGATCGATCCAGTGGCATGATCGTCGCGTCAAATCATGCTGCATATCGCCATACCGGACTTAATGCTGGGGAAACTGTGATCTATTCCCAATGGGGGCAGTTTATCAAACTGACTGAAAACGGGGTGACCATTGAGGCCCATCAGCAGCCAGTGACGATCAGTAACGCCACTGATGTCACGGTAAATGCCTCGGTAAAAGTCCGGCTGAACACCCCATTACTGGAGGTCAGTGGCGATATTGTGGATAACGCAGGCAGCAATAGCACGACGCTGAAAACCTTACGTGACGCTTATAACAGCCACAATCATCAACTCAAAAACGTACAGTCGGGCAGTGCCACACTCACCAGTGAAACGCCCGCTAAGGTGGTGAGATGACAACAGATATTCAAACCGTTTGGGACGTTGACCGCTCGCTGGGGGATTGGCAGGTCGGTCACGGCGGATTACTGGATGGCAATGATTTGCATACTGCCATCTTGTTAAGTCTATTCACGGATCGTTTGGCTCGGATTGATGATGCCATTGATGGTGATGATCGCCGAGGCTGGTGGGGTGATACCGGTGCTGCATCCCCCATAGGCTCGCGGCTTTGGTTACTGCGGCGACAAAAGCTCACTTCGCAAGTTGCCATCAAAGCTGAAGATTATGCCGCAGAAGCACTCGCTTGGCTGATAGAGGATAGGGTTGTGGCGGCGATAAGCCCCCAAGCTGAAATTATCTATCCCAATACATTGCGGCTGGTCATCAGCTATCAACAACCCGATAAAACCCAATCATCGGTCAAATTTTCATGGGTATGGGAGGAGTAATTCATGCCATTTAATCGACCCACATTAAGCGAATTGCGTCAGCGTAATCAGTCATATATTCAATCGGAACTTAAAACCGGCGGCAACTTACTGCGCTTTTCAAATATCGGTGTGATCAGTGATGCGGATGCCGGCATGGCACACTTGCATTACGGTTATCTGGATTATATTGCGCAGCAGGCCACGCCTTACCATGCAACGGATGAGTATCTTGCGGCATGGGCGGCACTCAAAGATGTTTACCGTAAAGCCACCACGCCCGCTCGTGGTGAACAAATTCGTTTCAGTGGTGTTACTGGGCGAATCATTCCGGCGGGACGTTTACTGAATCGGGCTGATGGCTATCAGTATCGGTTAGACAGTGAGGTGAAACTAACGGTGCAGGGAAACGCAATCGGTCAAGTCACGGCTGTTTTGCCCAACCCATTAGACGATGCTACTGGTGGCGGTCACCGTGGTAATAGTGCGGCAGGGACGGTGCTAACACTGGATATCGCTATCGAGGGGGTACAAGCCACGGCGACAGCATTAGCCCCGATCACCGGTGGCGCGGATATTGAATCCGAAGAGACCTTTCGTTCGCGCATGTTATTGGCTTATCAAAATGTTCCACAGGGTGGCAATGACGCCGACTATCAATCATGGGCACTTGCAGTATCGGGTGTGACCCGATGCTGGGTTAAACGGCGTTTGATGGGCGCGGGCAGTGTGGGGGTTTACATCATGTGCGATGATAACGATCAGGGGGGCTTCCCGCAAGGGAGCGACGGTGTGTCATCACTCGAATCTTGGGGGGCAGTAAAAGCGACAGGTGACCAAGGGCGAGTGGCAGACAGCATTTATCAAGAACAACCGATTATCGCCCTCGTTTATGTGTGTGCCCCAATTGCGCAACCCATTGACTTCGTTATCAGTGGTATTTCCGACGCCGATAGTGCCACTACGGCAGCGATCAACGCCGCGATTGATGAGGTCTTTTTCACTGAGGGTGAACCCGGCGGCAAAATACTGTGGTCATCACTGTTGCTGGCTATCGGCGAAGTCGCCGGAACCGGTGGTTTTATTATGCAATCCCCAGCCGCCAACATTGAGCTGCAAACCGGCAAACTCCCCATCAGGGGTACAGTGAGCTACCTATGAGCCGCTATTCTGTCAGTGAGTATACCGAGGCATTACAGGCGTTAATGCCAATGGGGTTAGTCTGGCCACGGCAATCGGATGGGCGACAGACTGAGGTGTTGCGGGCGCTCGCCAATGCCTATCAACGCAGTGACGAAGAGGCCGTGGATCTGCTTATTGCTGCATTTCCCACGACAGCAACGGCCATGCTGCCTGAATGGGAGGCGACGGTTGGGTTACCTGATTTGTGTGCCATTGGTGAAGTCGACAGCATGATCCAGCGCCAGCGAGCGGTGGTATCAAAATTATTTGGTATTGGCGGGCAGTCAGCCGCGTATTTTATCCGCGTGGCAAGAACATTGGGTTACACCATTCGTATCACCCAACATCGGCAAGCTTGTGCGGGCATGGCGGTTTGCTACGACGCTTTAAACGGTGAAGATTGGCCTTTTGCTTGGCTGATTACTGCGCCGGAAACCACCATCCACGAGGCTCAATGTGGTTTAACTTATTGCCGCGACCCACTGCGGTCATGGGGCAATAAACAATTGGAATGCCGCATGGCGGTATTGAATCCGTCCCATGGCATTCTTAAGTTTGGTTACACCCTTAGTTCTTAACGTTTCAGTGCAATTCGCTGGCTGAAATACCCACATCGATTATCTATCCGTTTATTTATTTTTATCGCTTTAATCAGTGAGGATTTTTTATGCAAAAAATTGGAGATATTCCCAATACACGCGCCGATATTCATGGCGAATTTACCGACGGTAATGTTGCCGGCGGCGTTCCCCCCACGATATTACCAGCCGAATGGTTTAATACCTTGCAGCGGGAGTTGGTTGAAGTTGTTCAAGAAGGAGGTTTGGCATTAGATCCAAACGATGATACACAAATATTAGCCGCACTGAGAAAACTGTTTTTGCAATCAGATAATAGTTTTTCCGAGATAAAAGCTGCTGGTCCAGATGCTATTGCTACCGCTTTGGCGAACCTAGGCTTAAGCGATATTACGCAGTTATCACAGCTAACAGGGGTTGTCGGTACTTCGCGTAATGCACGGATGAGCGTAACGGCAGCATTGGCAACAGCGACATTCACGGCGAGTGAGTTAATTGTTCAAGAGGGGCTTGGTGGGCGGCAATATAAACTGACCAGCTTTAACAAAACAATCAATCTTGCCACGACTGGCGCAGGTGGGATGGATACGGGTACGGCCCCAGTAAATGGATTTGTGGCTTTATATGCGATCTATAATCCCACGACTCAAGTGTCGGCATTACTGGCGGTTAATGCGACATCATCTGTTGCACCTGAGGTTTATGGTGGGGGAAATATGCCATTTGGTTACACTGCCTCAGCGCTGGTGAGTGTTTGGGGGACGGTATCTTCATTACTGAAGATTGGTTTTCTCTCTGGCAGGCATGTTTCAGTTCTGCCGGTAAATGCGTATACGGCAACTGTCGGCACCGTACCCGTAACCCCCTTCAGCTTGTCAACTGTTGTACCCTTTAATGCTATTTGTGTTGATGTGTCTATGGGCGTCGGTCAAACAACATCGGGGTCGGGTGTTGGTATGAGCATTTTTTCCTCATCGACTGGTATTGCGCAGATTGGCTCGACAGCGGCAACCAGTGGTGCAACATCATCATCAGGGGTTACGGGGACACTGCCGCTTATTGAACCCCAGCGGCTTTACTATTCAATGTCAAATGCAACGGTTGGTTCGTATAACGTTGCCTGTCGGGGATATGAATTCTAATTTTAAGGGGTAACTATGTTTGTTCAATTTTCCGATTCTAAAAAAACAGAAATTATTGCTTATCTAGCAGGACCGCAGGATCCAGATGATTTCCCTCATCAGGATGAAATTGAAGCCGATGACCCGAAGTGGGCTATCTTTTATGACAAAGTGCATATGTGGGGCGACAGGTTGCCAGAACCGACAAACTCTAAACGCTAA